AGGCACATTGACGTCGAGCAAACGATCGCCGGCTAACTGCCATGCTTCAGATTCGGTCAAGACGATCGACCGCTCGATAGTGTCGAGGTCGCGCACGTCAGCCTCGACGACAGGCGCCAGGCCCGCTGCCCGCATGACGGCGCAAGCGTCGGGGTCACGCTCCACAAGCGCTGCGTGCTCGAGGCCTGCTGCCTCAAGGCCAAGAGCTGCCCCGCCTGCTCCTGCAAACAGTTCCAGTACCTTCATAAGTGTGTCCTCTCACTCACACCCTACCACTGCTCCACGAGCTTGAGCACGTTCTTGAGCTCCTCGACGTCGGGCGTGTCTGTCGCCTTCTCCGCCCGGTCTGCTGCCGCTTCCTTGCTCCACTCCAGCACCCGCCAGGCGCTATCGAGCTGCGCCTTGTTGGGCTGCTGTCGGCCCTGCAATGTGCCCTCGATGCAGCTGATTGCCTCGGGTGCGAGCTTCGCAACGGCCTCGAGAATCTGCCCGGTTGTCATCAGTGCTTGCACGTAGTACCTCCAGAGTACCGTGTTGACGGGGGTTCTAACCCTGCACACCCCAAAACGCCCTATTCATGCACAGAGTGCAGGGTGTGTACCTTTTTCCTCTTTTTCTAAATATAGAAAATACATACTATGCACTAGTACAGAAAAGGGGGCAGAAGTCGCCCACCCTGCACTCGGGGCAGCTGGCGGGGCTCTTGGGCTGTGCAGGGTGTAACAAGGCTGCACAGGGTCCTGACACGGTCTTGACATCTTTGGGACTTGTGGGCCAAGTGTCCCGTGGGTACATGTGGCCCACCTGTCCCAAAGGAGCCAAGCATGAACCGCACCGACCGCCCCAGCAAAGCAGACCGCGACGGCATGAACACCATCATCCTCCACCGCGACCGCACAGTCACGATGTGGAGCTGCCTTCGCCAACAGTGGGAACGGGGCACGCCCTCTCATTTCGACCTCGCCCAATTCTCGCACAGTGACGCAGCCCGCATCGCTCGGCACATCGCATGACCCGCACCGAGCACCTCGAAGCAGCAGCGGGCGCCTTGCTCATCTGCTCCGCTCTCTTCCTCCTCCTTTCCCTCTGAGGTTCCCATGAGTGAAGCCGAAGCCCTCCGCCTCTACTGCGACCCCGAGCAGACACCGGCCCGCAGCATGGCTGCGCAGCTCGACAAACTTGCTGCAGCGAGCTCGAGGCTAATCACCGACATGAAAGACCTGAGCCCCGCAGACCTCTACCAGGCGCTCTACAGACTGAACCGGCAGATTGACTACACATGTGGGGAAGTAGCCGGTGCAGTCATTGCCCTCGAAGACCTCCACAAGGAGCAAGCACGATGAACACCACGCCCTTTCGTCCTCGCCTCAGCCCCGAGCTCGAGTACAACATCAAGGCCGCGGCCGCCCTCGCCAAGCTCTCGGTGCCTCAATACTTCGAGCAGGTCATCGGCCCAATGGTCATGACCGACAAGAACCGCCGCATTGAGCGCCAGGCACTGCAGCGCATGGCAGGTGTAGAATGAGCATTCTAAACCGAATCAAGTTTATACACCTCGCCAGAGACCCGCTCGACTACAACGACGCATGCCAGACCGTGGAGGACTACGTCAAGGCAGACGAGCAGAAGCGGGCGGAGATGCTTGCCGAAGACCCAAGTTTAGCACCGCTTGCCAAGATAGTTCTCAAGCACGAAGACGAGCTCGCCCGAGGTATTGCCGTTGCGCGAGGAAGAGCACTGCAGCGCATGGCAGGTGCAAAGTGACCCGCTCACACGTTGCCCTTCTCATCGTTGCCCTCGCCTTCAGCCGCTGCAGCTACGAGGCAGGCCTCCGCAAGGGCTCCGAAGACGGCTGGTGGCAGTGCATGGCCGAGCACGGGGAGGTCGCATGAGCGCCCTGCAGACACCGGCTCCGGATGCAACCGCAGCGGAGTCAGACCCCTTCATTGCCCGAGCACAACGACACTATGCGCGTCTCGAAGAGCTTGAGCGTATGGGGCGATTCGGCACTCGCGCATATCGGCAAGAGCTAGCGACGCTTAGGAAAGTGCAACACGAGCAAAGCGCACTGGCGGACGAGGCTTTTGCGGCCACTGTCGGCAGGGTCATAGCCGAGGTCGACGAAGTGCTCGTCCGCATTGCGGGAGGTGACTCGTGAGCGCACTGAAGACTCCTGCCGACGACGCACCCGCCGAGGAATGGGGCCGCTTCGCTGCCTCGATTCCGGACTGGCAGTGGATGCCGGGGATGCGTGTGCTGCACATTGAGGGCGGTAAAGCCGGATCGGTGCGCGGAACGTATCTCTCGATTGGTGCGCAACCCGGCGACATGGCGGCCGCTACTTCTCACCTGCTGCGGGTGAAGTCTGAACACGTGAACGCAAAGATAGGGGGAGACCTGTGCTGACACCCGAACAAATCGAGCAGACTCGGAGATGGCGGAAGCGCTTCGAGCTCGCCGAGACAACCGAGCAACGACAATTAGTAAGAGAGGCAGCCTCGGAAGACCTTGGCATCGCAGTAAAAAGCGTCATTGATAGGTGGCACCGCCTGGGCATGTGCCGAGAGTGGAACTTTATGAAGCCGGTCGTGCGGGAAGCTGTTGAGCGCTACCCCTTCGCGTCAGACCGTCAGCTCTCTCTCTGGTTCAACGTCAACTTCTCGAGCTTCAGCAGTACCCGCATCAAGCTCCGAATACCGAGCTGCCTGGTGAGGCGACGCGCAGCCCTGCGGGCGGAGGTTGCGGTCTATGTGAGAGACTACCCTGACCTGTCACCCGAGCAGGTTCGGGACAGCATCAAGGCCGACGGTGAGCTGCCTTGGCGGTTCTCCCGCAAGACCGTGGCTCAGCTCATGAACGAGGTGCGAGATGAACGCGCAGCATCCTGATGTCCGCGTCCGCTCTGTCTGGCCGACACCGCCCGAGGGCTGCTGCTACGTCGAGCAGTCCCTCAAGGGTGGGGACTACATCAGCACAGGCTACTTCACTCGGGGCACCGTTGACCAGCAAGGCCGCGGCCGAAGCGTCGAGAACTGCGCCGGTGTCACCTCGCTCTTCTTTGACCTTGACCTGCTCGGCCTCGTAGATGCTGCCCGGCTCGCTCGGGGTGACATCCTGCCCGAGCGTGCTGCCGACCGAAAGAAGCACATGTATGCGATGAAGGAGAAGCACCGGCAGGCAGGCCTTGACGTGCTGTTGCAGGACATCGGACAGATACTTGAGACGGTCATGGGTGCGCCCCCTACCCTCACCATCTGCAGCGGTTGGGGCTATCACTTCCACTTTGCCGTGGAAGAAGGCATCCGGCAGAACAAGGACGCTTTGCAGCAGGTGCACGCAGCTGTTGTAGACGTCTGCAACCAGAAGGCCTCTGAGTATACGCAGGGCATGCACCCGCCCTTGACGACCTACCACAAGGCCTTTGACAGGACGCATGACGTAGGCGCCCGCCTTGCCCGAGCACCGGGCAGCAACAACACAAAAGCCAAGCACCGAGTGCAGCCCGTTGAGGTTGTGAGCGCTTCGGACACCGTCATTACTGCAGACGCTCTCGAGCTGCTGCGCAAGACACACGTCAAGCAAGGGCAGCTCACCGACGGCAAGCGGGCAAAGACAGCCGAGAAGCTCATCCCTACCCGACGCCGCCCGAGGCAGACGCGCTCGGTTGACTGCGACTTCAGAACGCAGCGCCTAAGCGACGGACGCACCTGGCAGCAGTGCGCTGACGCCCTTGCGCCGGGTGAGCGCCTAAAGGTCATCTGCCCCTACGGCGGCACCTCGGTCGGCTCGGGATTCTTCCACAGGGAAGCTGACGGCCGAATGCGCTACTACAGCGCACCGACTGCCACTACCTACTGGAACAGCTACAAGCCTGCCCGGAGCCCAGGCCTGGCCGAGCTCATGCGCAAGCCTGCGAAGAAGGACGGCACGCAGGGGGCACCGTACAACATCCTGACGAATCTGCGCCTGATGCTGACGCATGATGCCGAGTTCGACCTCTGGTTTGACGCGTTCCGCGAACAGGAGATGGACGGGCATGAGGTGCTTGATGATGGCATCTGGGTGCGGGTCATCTCTCACATGGAAGTGGCGTATGAATGGCACTGGCGTATCGGCAAAGAGCTGCTCTTCTCGGCTGTGGAGAGCGTCTGTCGAGCATCTACCCGCAACCCTGTGCAGGACTATGTCAAGACCCTCGAGTGGGACGGCTGCCCGCGGCTCGACCGCTGGTTGATGGAGGTCTGCCACACGGAAGACCTGCCCATCTACCGAGTGTACGCGCGAAAGTGGGCAATCGGCCTCATGGCTCGGCTCTTCTCCCCAGGCTGTCAGCTGCACACGTGCATGCTGTTAAGCGGCCCACAAGGCTGGGGGAAAAGCAGCGTGTGGCGAGAGTGGGCGAACTGGCCTGGTCAGCCTGACCTCTTTTCAGACACTCGGTTTAACATCAAGGATAAGGATAGCTATTTGCAGCTGTATAGCGCTCTTATCTATGAAGACGCAGAGATGGCAGGCAGCAGCAACGCAGACCAGGAGACCCGCAAGGCCTTCATCACCTCGGCAGTCGACCGCTTTCGGCCGCCCTTCGGGCGCAAGCTCAAGACCTTCAGACGGCACACCGTCATCACCATGACAAGCAACGAGCAAGACGTGCTCAGAGACCGAACGGGCAGCAGGCGCTACTGGGTGGTGGCCTGCATGGGTGAAGGCGCGAACCTCGAGTGGTTGCGGAAGTACCGAGCGCAGCTGCTTGCCGAGGCCTACACCGCCTACCAGCGCGGTGAACACTGGTGGCTGAGCAAGGGAGAGGCAAGCCTCGCACGTCGAGCGAATGGCGTCTTCCAATACCTGGACTGGTTCAGTCAGTGCGCCGCATGCGCGTATGAGCAGAACGGGGGAGCTCGCGCGAACCGCTTCACCGTTGCCGAGTTCGCTCGAGCGATTGACGTGAACCTCAGCTCGCAGCGCTTCGGGCTCTCTTTGAGCTCCGCCCTGCATGCTGCGGGCTTCCGGCGCTATCGCTCGGGCGGAGTCACCTACTACTACAAGGACACCAAGAGAGAGGCCGCAGAGACCGGTCTATTGAGCATCAGGGCACTCACAAGGAGTGAGTACCAGCTCACAACCCACGCGACACCCACAACCCCGACCACATGAGAGGACACACCATGTACGGAATCACAGACACTTGCACCGACCTATTCACCGCCCTCATCAAGGCGCAGTCAGAGATGGGAAGCGCTGTGAAGGACAGCAAGAACCCGCACTTCCGCAGCCGATACGCCTCGCTGGCTGCCGTCATTGACGCAGTCATCCCCGTGCTCAACGCGAACGGTGTAGGCGTGCTGCAGCTGCCCAGCATCGAGGGCAGCGAGGTTCGGCTCACTACCATCCTGATGCACAGCAGCGGACAGCGCCTGTCTTCCACTGTCGGCGCTCCCCTGGGCAAGAAGCAGGACGCGCAGGCCGTTGGCAGCGCTATCACCTACTTGCGCCGCTACTCCCTGCAGTCCATCATGGGGCTACCCGTCGAAGATGATGACGGCAACGCGGCGAGCCGGCCTCAGCGGAGGCAGCCTCAACGGCGCCAGGTGCCCGAGACCGCTGCCCCGACTCAGGCGGAGAAGGACTGGGCTGCACTCATTGCTGCCGAGCTCGAGGGCGCAGGCCTGTCGGTGCAACAGTTCAACATGTGGGCAGGCCGCTCGAACCGTCAACCGCTCGGAGGCATGGCGAACCGCAACCTTGAGACCTGCTACTCTTGGCTCGCACACGGCAACGGCCTCGAAATCATCAAGGCCGCAAGCACGGAGCGGGTCTAATGCTGTACATCGGCATCGACCCGGGCCCGAAGTTCTGCGGGCTTGTGGTGTACCGCGTTGAGGATGACTGCTCGGGTGTGGTGATTTCTTCCCGAAGCAATGCGACTGTCGACGAGGTTCGCGCCGTCATCGCGAATAGTGAGGTCTTGCGCCTATACCTTGCAGAAGACGACCCGACCGTCGTCATCGAGCACACACACCCGGGTCCGCCTTCCTGGTCGGTCATCAAGACAACGGTCGTTGTCGGTCGCCTGCTCGAGTTCTCCGAGCTCCGCGGACTGCAGACGGTCGCCGTACACCGCAAAGACGTCAAGGCCTACCTTGGAAAGGCAGACAGCAGCATTAGGCGCAGTCTCATCGAGCAGCATGGCCTTGACCCTGAAACCTACCACTACACCCAAGAGACGGCGCTCAAGGGCGTCACAGGACACGCTTGGCAGGCTCTTGCTGCCGTCATCACACTGCACGACGAGAGGACATCATGACAGCGCTAACGATTGCCCCCGAAGAGACTGAGAAGTGGACCGAGGCCGAATACTTTGCCTATCCTGCTGTGAATGCCAGCAGCCTGAAGCAGCTCTTGAAGAGCCCGAAGAAGTACCAGCACAGCTTGACGCACAGCAAGCCCCCGACGATCGGCATGACCCTCGGCAAGGTGGTGCACTGCCTGGTCTTCGAGCCCAACACTTTCGCCGCCCGCTATGCAATCTGGGAAGGAGAGAGCCGACGGACAAAGGCGTATCGAGAGTGGAAAGAGCGGCAGGAGATGGCAGGCAGGACGGTCATCACCGAAGGAGAGCATGAGACCGCTCTAAAGGTGGCGCAGGCTGCGAGCAGGCACCCGTTGATGCTTGACCTGCTCGGGCATTCGGGCACACTGCTCGAGGTTGTTGTTGTGTGGCAGGGCGTCTTCGGTCTCTCCAAGGCCAAGATCGATCTACTGCACTACTCGGTAGAGCACGGTCTCATTGTGCTTGACCTGAAGACGCACGGAGCGGAGCTCGATGAGCACAGCCTGCAGCACACAATGGGGCGGTTCGCTGTGCACTTGCAGCTCTGGCACTACTTTGAGGCTGCGTGTGCGTACTACGACCTTCCGACCGACGACGTCTACGGGGGCAGGTTGATTGCGCTCTTCGCGCAGACATGTGCACCGCATGACACTACGGCCTGCGAGCTCGGGCCCGAGACAGTGGCACAGGTTCGGAGCTTGTACTTTGACCTTGCCCAGGTCTTTCACAACTGCAAGGAGCTCAACAACTGGCCAGGGTATCCGGATGAAAGGGTCATCGAGATTCCCGGCTATTACACTCAGCTGAAGTGAGGACACTATGCCCGCATACATCAACATCACCGCCCGCCTTGCCCGGGCCCCGGAGCTGCGAGAGACCCCGAGCGGTACCTCTATCTGCGAGCTGACGTTGCCGGTCGACACCGGCTACGGGGACAACAAGCTCACCACCTGGTGGAAGTGCTCCATTTGGGGCAAGCGCGGAGAGACTGCCGCGAAGTACCTGTCAAAGGGTTCGTGGGTGACAGTCAACGGAGAGCCGAGCCTACGCACCTACAGCAAGCGAGACGGCAGCGAGGGCAAGTCTCTCGAGGTCAAAGTGTCGGACTGGGGATTCTGCGGCCCGAAGCAGGAGAGCAACGGCAACGGCTACGGGCGGAAAGACTACAACAGAGATGCACCGTCACCCGGAATCCCGTTCTGAGCTCGGGTGAGGTTCGCTCGGAGTGACAACACCAAAAGCAGGCAGTGCAGTGCGAGAAGCTGCGTTGCCTGCTTTCTACGTCTTGCTGGCAAGGTCTCGGATGAGCTGCCCGAGCGTCTCGGTGAGCTGTCGGAGGTCTCTCTGAGTGTCACGCAGAGCCTCATGCTGCAGCTCGAGTCGGGTGACCCTCGTCTGCATCTCGGAGATAGTCGCAGAATCTGCCGCCGCAGCAGGTTCGCGCTGTGAGAGTAGCTTATCCTTCACAGTCAGGGCAAGCACAGCCGACACCAGACCAGCCAGGCCTCCGCCGCCTACCCCCCAGAAGTCATGCGCGGTCTGCACCGGGGCTACTGGGGCAAGCTCCTGAGCGGATGCAATCGCGAGCAGCAAAGAAAGAATCACCCGTCAACCTCTTCGAGCGCGTCTCGAATCCCTGCAATCACCTCGGCTCGGCCCTTGATGATGGGTTCCACTGTCCACGCGATGACGACATCACTGACGCGTTCCCACATCAAGCCCTTCGGCTCAATTACTGCATCAAGCGCTTCGGTGAGCTGCTCCGCGTTGCCGATGACAAGCGCGCGCCCGAGCTCGCGCCATAGTCTGGTCTTCATGACTTCCTCCGAAGTGTGAACTTAACCCTACCCCACAAGCTGCCAGTGTGGACCATCCGGGAAGCTCTTCCAGTCTCCGCCCCACTCGAGCCGGAGGCCGGCAGTCACCCTGCCCTCGGTCTGCAGGCGGTTCCACACGCTCTTGATGTGGTCTGCCAGCGGGTAGTAATGCGGCCAAGACCACGAGATACCGCCATCGATGTATGGGGCGGCGTCTACTGCCCGGCTAGGGTTCTTGTTGTGGTAGCTCTTCGGATACCTCAGCTGACTCTTGCCTTGCTCGTAAAGCTCGTTCTGCCTCTCCTTGCTGCGGTATCCCTCAAGTATCGTGATGTCGCTCGGGCAGTCAGGGGAGGCAAGCGATTCCGTGAACAGCAACACAAGGTCAGGGTGTGCAGTGTTCAACCGTTGCAGGCTGCGCGATGAGAAGCGGTAGCTCATGGTTCACTTCGCAATCTTGGACACGGGCTTCTTGCTCCACATCTTGCAGCTGTGGTACCGCGCCTTGTTGGGTGGCCCTGGGTCGTCGCAGTTGTGGCGGTCCCGGAAGGCCTTGCGCTTCTTCGGGTTGTCTCGCTGGATTTCCATGTCGGGGTCGCCGAAGCGCACGGTGTACTTCTTGCCCTGGTGGGTGCCCGTGGCCACGAACTTCTTGCGCCCGTAGCCGGGCTCCCCCTTTCTGATGCGCCGGACAGGCATCAGGGGAACCTCTTGAGCGCAAGCTCTTCGAGCCTGGTGCGCAGCCCGAGAGCGTCAACGTGAGAGACAAGCACCGGTGTGCTCTCGCCTGCCCTCGAGCGTTCTGCAATCTGCTGCAGGTTCTGGTCTACAACTGCAAGCTCTCGCTGCATCTGCACAACCAGCAGAGGGTCGACCGTAGCTGTGACATGAAGGCCGGTGTCTGCTGCCCCGGTGTAGCGGACGTCAATCTGCGCGCTGGGGATGTCACCGTCGGCAAGACCCTCGTCCACCTGCTTAATGATCACACTCATTGGAACCGCCTGACGACTATCTTTGTACAGGTCAACGCGGCACCGCCGAAGGCAGTCACGTTGCAGAAGAAGTTCGTGATGTAGAGGGGCGTGTCATCGTTGCGGGGCACCGCGTCACCTCCTGCGGTGTACAGCGTTGCCGTGTGCGGGTCTGCTGGTGCCGAGGTGCCCGAGGTGTCAGCGAAGTCTACAATCTGCCCCCGAGTCATCACCAGGGTCACAACGCGTTCGGTCACCTTCGTGCGGGTGTCGATGGTGGTCGTCGACCCTGCGCCCCTGATGCGTCGCTGCTCGTCGCTTGCGTCAGCCTGGTAAATCTCGAGGCCTCGGCCGTCTCCGTCATTCCAGGCGGTATTGTCTGAGATGGCAATTTGGGCAATGCTGCCGTCATCATCAAAGACGATGTTTGTGATGTAGACGTCTACGGCTATGGCATAGAAGCGAATGTATTCGAAGTCATAGCCGGTGAGCACGGCGCCCAGGTCGAAGGTTGCGGTCATGGCACCGCTGCCACCTGCTGCAGTAATGACTGCCCCTGTGCCGTTCGTAATGGTGACGTTGCCGGTGTTACCGCTTGCCCTGGTGGCGGTCATGGTGATGTTGCCGCCCGTCGCGTCTACTGTCTGCGCACCGCTCGTATACGGGCCGGCATTCGCTGCACCGGTAATGTCGTGCGTGCTCTTGGTGGTCCAGCTTCCGGCACCGCCCGAGCCCGCTATCCTCTCCGTGAAGCCGACCGAGCTCGACAGGCCGGCCTTAGTGGCTGTGACCCGAACTTGCACAGCCTCGCCGGTTGTGCTGCCACTGGGGGCGGTCCAGCTCGGGGTAGTGGTAGCCGGTCCTGTCACTGTGATGCTGCTGCCGTCGCTTGCCTTCTCAACGGTTGTGCTGAGCACTGCGCTGTCTGGGTTGCTGATGTTCAAGGAGCGCGCACCCGCAGAGACGGTGTAGGCCTCTCCGTCAGTGCGACCGGTAACAGTCAGGCCGGGCTCGCTTGCACCGCCTCCGGTGCTTGCTCCGCCGCTTGCCCCGGTCGTCGGGTCGAAGCATGGGGTAATTGGCATGCTACTCTCTCCAGCTGATGACCGACTGCGTGAACACGGGCACCGTGCCTGCGTTGTCGACCTTGGCGAAGAGGTAGAGGTTGCCGTTGCCCGGTCCAGCAAGGAGCTGGAACAAGGGCAGACCGACCGAGAAGGCTGCAGACTGCACCGTTGTTGTGGTGACACCGGCAACCAGGTCGGCTTCAGTGTCAGGCACGAGCACCTCATCTCCGTTGGCATCGGCGCAGATGCGTACCGTCACCTTCGTCGCGCTGGGGGCGCCCGGGCTCGTCAGCTTGACGTGAATGCCCTCGACGATTCCGCGGTAGTTGCGGCCGCCCTTCTGGAACTCGGGCAAGCGCGCTTGCAGGTCATGCACATGCACGTCTGAGGTGTTCAGGGCAGTGCCCAGGCCTTGCGAGCCTGTCACCGTCGAGCTGTGAAGGAAGTTCGTGATACGTGTTGGCATGCCGGTCTCTCCTCATTCGTGGACTGACGACGTTCCCGAGCAGTCTATCACTGGCCGGTCATAACTTCGCCTATCTGTTGGATCTGTCGCTGCCTCTCGGCTCGCGGGCTTGCTGCTGGTGCACGCTCGAGAAGCGTCTCGGCTACAGCCTGCCCCGGTGTGCTCGGCAGGGCATCGCCTCCGAAGACCATGACGGGCTGTTGCCCTGGCTGCAGCTCAAGCAAAGAGGTACCTGCCACCAGAGCGTTATCGATGGCATTCGGTGTCAGCTTGCGCGCAATCTGTAGAAAGCGCTCACCGTCGTCGCTGAGCTCGAGCGCCATGTAGAGAGGCAACCCTCGCTCATCCCTGCCCCACAGCAGGTGAGGCATGCCTCTCGGTACCTTTGTCCAATACTGGGGAAGCTCAGGGTGTGCGAGCTGCTCAGGGGGCTGCACTATCTGCGGTTTGAAGGTGCGCTCGAACCAGTCCCATGCACCGCTCTCCCTGCTCTGGTCTATGTGGTGAGCGTAGAGCGCAGCGGCCCACATCATCTGCTCGTCACTGACAGGCTGAGCCCCCTGTATCCCTTGCGTCTGGTAGCTGAGCTGCTCTTCGGTGAATGCGTCGAAGGCCGCCAGAACAGCAGGCAGGGCGTCATCTGCGAGGCTGCGCGTCAGGGTAGTCGTGCCTTGAACAACCTGGTCGGCAAAGCTGCCCGCCTGCTGCGCTGCCGCCACCGACTGCTGCAGGTTCTCTACGAGCAGGTCGCCTTGTCTTGCCATACCGAGCGCAACCTCAGGCGCAGCGAATCCGGGCAGCTCCGGACCGAAGAAGACACCGTCACCGACTTCGACTAAGCCGAGGCTCTTGAGCGCCTTGTCTCCGTGCAGGTTGTAGGGGTCCTGTGCTCGAGCCTTCTGCAGCTGCGCCTTAAGCACAATTCGCGCCTTGTCTGGGTTGCTCATGATGGCGCGCATCAGCTCGGTATAGAGCTTCGTGTTGCTCGCAGCAGTCGCGAAGAGCTGCCCGAGGTTGTCACGGATTGCGGGCAACACTTCGCTGTAGTCGAAAAAAGTGCGCCGCGCGGTCTCGGCTGCCTGCCGCGGTGCCTGCCCCTTGATTAGCGCTGCCTCGAAGGCCGCCTGGCGCATGCTCATCTCGATGGCTTCGGCTGTTCGGGTGTAGAACGATTTGTCCAACGGGGACAGCTCGCGCTTTACCACCTGGGCAAGTGGGCCCTCTGCTGCCCGCCTGGCGTCCCTCAGCAGGTCATCGGCGAGGCTGCCTACCCGCTCACTGCTTACGGTCGAATAGCCGAGCCCGGTCTGCTCTGCGAGCTCGTGCAGCTGCTTGCCGGTGTAGAACACACCGTCCTGCGTGGTCAAGCCTCCGCCGAACGTGCGGCGACGGAGGACGCGGCGCACGATATCGCCCGAGTCTTTGAGGCCGACGGTGAGCAAGGGCGTGAGAGCTTGCCGGAACAAAGCAGCCGGGAAGCCTACGACGTTCGGCAAGACGTAGCCATATTGCGCATTCTGCACAATGTTGCGCCGGCCTGTCATGAGCAAGCTGCCGAGCATTTCTTTGAGCACAGTGTGCAAGGCCTGCCGAGCTCGGGGCGCAATGCCCTCCGCAAACTGCGCGAACTCTTCCCCGTTCTCTGCGAGTATCCGTTCTGCGTGGCTCTGCCTGACGTCGTAGACGCGCTGTCTGCGGATGCTGCCGCGGCGCAGCCTCGGAACCTCGAAGGGTCGGCCTTCGGTGAGCGCTGCGATGAAGCGCGAAGCTCCGGCAGGCACCGCACCTGCTCGGGTTGTTGCCGCCTCGATGACGCTCCCAAGCTGCTCCGTGAGTCGCCCTCGAGCTGCGAGGCCTTTCTTTGTCCCTTCGTCAACCGCTACCTTGAGCAGCGCCTTCTGGTAGTCAGGCGCTAACCAGCTCGTGAGCCTCGAATCTCCACGCACACCAGACAGCCCCTTTATCTGTGCCTTCATTAGCGCCTGATCGATTGCCCGCAGCCCGTCTACGGTTGGAAGGGGCGTAGCTATCCGCGGCACCTCGCCTCGGTCCATCGCAAGTTTGAGCAAGTCCATGCCCTTGCGCTCATCTCCGTACAGCGCCCCCATAGCCTTCGACCAGGCCTCCCTGCCCGTCAGGGGCTTCGGTGCCGTCGCAAGCTCTCCGGCGAGGATTGCATCAACCGCTTCGTCTGCGCTACCGAGCTCGCGCGCTTTGGCTGCCATGCGTTTACCGATACGGCCGAGCTCGGTCTGAGCTGCCGCGCGGATGTCTGCCCGAGCTCGTGCGACTGCTGCCGTCTCCGCCTCGAGCAGCCTCGAGCCTCCGAGCACAGCCTTGACTCTGCGGGCTGTAGGCGTCTGCAGTGCGGGTGCCTTCAGCAGCCTGTCAAGGCCCTCGAGCTGTCCGGTGATGAAGGTCTGCGCTGCAGTCAGGTCTCGGGCAAGACGCGCCTGCTTGGGCGCCTGTGCGATAGCGTGAGCGTCCTCGAGGATAGTCGAAGCTTGCAGGCGCAGGCCTGCCGGTACTTCTGCCCAGTCGTCGAAGGCTCGCAGCTCCCTTGCAATCGCATCGGGCAGACGGTCAAGCACGGCCTGCGGGCTGCCTCCGAACACTTGCCGACGGAAAGCGCCCAGGCTGCGCCGCATGGTGTCCGCATGCACCCGAGGCACACCGACGTTGGCCGTGACCATCACCACATCATCGGGGACGTTCAGACGCAGCTGACGGGCAAAGTAGTCGACATCCTTGCCGAGCACTGGTGCCACGTCCCGAATGACAGCCTCGACGGTATCACTGCCCGCGCTAATCGCCTGGGCTGCCCTGGCTGCTGTTGCCTGGTCGAGTGCGCCTGCCTTCAAGACACTGCTTGCGACTCGACGAACTACCCGCCCGTCTGATGCCCTGCCCGGTGTGAGCGCTGCTGCGATGTCTGCGACTGGGTTGGCAACGGCAAGCGCTGCAGCCTGTGCCGCCTTGCTTGCCCTTCCCTGGGGCTTGGCTGCTGCTGTGGCCTCCGCTGCGCGTATGGCAAGGGTAGCGGCCTTGCTTGCTGCCCGTGTCCCTGTGGCGGCCTTGGCGGCCTTCGCTGCCCCCTTCGCTGCTGTGCCTGGTCCGGCAGGGACAAAGACCTCGGCTAGACTGCCAGCATAGTAGGCGGCGTCAGGGTCGCCCCAGATGGTGGCATACCAGTCGCGCACCGCAGGCGCGTCGAGGAACTCATCGCCCATGGTGCGGCCTGCTGCCACATTGCGCGCAATCCGAGACACCTCGGCTTGTTTCCAACCCTCGAAGTCTTCGAGCGGGCTCGGCACTGCCATCTTGGCGACGCGTCGACGTCCTTCGGGGTCGAAGGTGGTAACCTTGCGCGTCTGAGACTCAGTGGCGACACCCGGTGTCGGGAAGGCGAGCTGCGGCACAGACTGAAGCAGCTGAGTGAGCTGCGCTTCAGCCTCGGGGCTTACCGCCCCTACGATTTCCCTGCCGACCTTGCTCGGGAACTGCAGCGGATACACTACGTCCGGAATGCCGATAGTGCGCCGAGCTTGCGCGACAGCGAGGCCGAGGTCATCGGGGTCGACGGGTATGCCGTTGCGGTCTACCTCGTAGCCCAGGCCGCGGAAGTAACCCTCTGCAGCCAGGGCAGACAACCACCCGAGCGTGCTGCGTAGAGATGCCCCGAGCTCGGTCTCTACTACTCCCGCGCTTTCTCCTGCCTCTGTCAAGATGCCCGAGAGCGTAGGCCCTGCGAACTCAAAGACCCCAACCTCTTCGCCCTCCGCGATACGTCGGTCAACCTCGGCCTGCTGGGCTGCAATCTGCTGCCCGAGCTGTCGCGCTGACTCGGCACCGAGCACGGTCTGCAAGGCAAAAGCCTCGGCGACTTCATCCTCTGCTGTCGCGGGTCTCTCTGCTCCGCTCGGGTCTACGAGGACCCGCTCTGTAAGCGTCTCGCCTTCGGGTGTGACTGCCGGTATCTCCCGCTCGATGATGCGAGACGGACGCAGCATAGCGAAGCCACCCGGAGCAACTGCCCGAGGCTCCTCTCTGCCTGGCTGTAGTACCCTTTGTGTCTCCCGTTCCTGCCTGCGCTGCTCTCTCTCAAGCAGCCTGCGCTCTTCGTCGAAGACCTCGCCTCGGGGAATGAGCTGCTCTCTTCGTGCGAGCTCCTGCGCTACAAGGGCTGCCCGGGCTTCTTCGCGAGAGGCACCGAGCTCGGCAGCTGCAGGGATGACGGCAACGGGCTGCGCCATCTCTGTAGCAGGCTGCACAGGCAGCTCGGGCATAGGCACCACGCCCTCTCTCTGCAGAATGCTGAGAGCATCTTCGGGCGACATGTCGTCCGGGAATCGGTAACGGTTACCCTTGACGAGCACTTCCATGTCTACCTCTGTACGAGCTTGCCCGTCTTAGGGTCAAAGACGAAGACCTGCTGCGCGGCCGCTTCGACTTCTCCTGCCGGGGCTTGCATGCCTGGGGGCTCGTAGGCGGCAAGGGCTTCGGCAGAGTCTACGGGTGCAGGTGCAGGAGCTGCAGGGGGCGCCGGAGCAGGCTGCAGGGGAGGCAACGGGGCATTGCCTGCAAGCACCTGCTCAATGCTGCGGGCAGCTCGCGAACCCCTCGGAACGTTGTAGGGTTCCCGTCCTTGCTGAATGACCTGGTACCCATCTGCCGTCTTGCGGTAGCTGAATCGCTCATCACTCGGATCTATCTGAGCAGGCACGGGGGCAATCTCACCGCGCAGCTCAATCGGCTCGGGTGCAGGCTCGGGCTGAAGTGCGAACATCTGCGACAAGGCCTCTTCTTGTGAACGAGGCTTGGCGAGTCGTTGGGCGAAGTCGAACTCTGCTTTCGCCTCGGCTTCGATGTCTGCAGTGATTTCCGCGTCGAGCTCGCGCGCCTGCTCTTCTGCCCGTGCTTCGCGCTCCTTGGCTGCTCGTTGCAGCTCTCGCTGGTTGGGGCTGCTCATGCCCTGCGCGTCGTATTCTTTCGTTGCGAGCGCGAAGGCAAGCGCCCCCTGCAGCTCTTCGCCTTCGAGGACTTTGCCGAGCTGCTTCTCTACCTTCCTGATGTCGTAGGGCTTGCCTGCTGCGTCGAGCTGCCGCACGAGGTCTGCCGCCATGCGCTGCCCTCGGTTGACTGCTTCGAGCTCCACATCATCTGCGAGCAGGCTGTCAAGAATGTCGTCAGCTGCGACCATGGCCCCATAGTATGGGCTCTGCTGGTACTGCAGATAGCGGCCGTTGTTCTTGTCCGGGTCATACCCTCGGGCGATGAGCTCGCGCTTGAACCGTTCCCGAGTCGGGTCGGTGTACTGTGCGCCTGGTGCTTCTGCCCGGAGCTGCTGCAGCTCGGCTACCCGGGCTCGGCTGGCCAAGACCTCGGGCTCGAAGTTCACGCGCTCATCGTTGCGGTATGCCTTCTTCGCCTTGGCTTCGTCGTAAAGCGCTTTCGCGAAGCGAAAGTCTTCCTCGCTGGCGAAGTCTTCGGCAGACAGTGTGCCGTCTTGCATGGCGGCAAGTGCGGCCGCGAAGGCATCGGCCTCGGTTGAGAAGCTGAGGCCTTCGGGGGCTGCAGTCTGCTCTCTTCGCTCAACGATTGCCTGCCCGTCATAGCCTCCGCGAATACCTGCCGGACCGGCAAAGAAGGCGGCCTCAAGTTGCTGCTGGATGGCGTCTTCTGCTGCCCGCTCTTCTGGGCTTGCTGCTCGGGGCGCACCTGTGCGCGCAGTGCCTCGAGACACTCGGGTGACCTGGTCGCGCACCTGCTGGATTGCTTGCGGGTCGAGCTGCAGCTCTTCAAGCAGCCCGAGGAGCTCGGCCGCCTGCTCGGGTGTCGTGTCCTGCGTCACAATCCGCAGCGCAGCGTCTCGAGCTGATGCAGGCTGCCTACTGGGCCCGGTGAGCAGCCTCCGAAGCTCGGCAACCTGCCCTCGAGGTAGCTGCAGGTCTGCTGCCCTGCCTGCCCTGCCTGCTGATATGCGCCGCCTTGCCGCGTCTTCGCCTGCGTACTGCTGCTGCAGCAGTGCCTGAGCTGCCCCGAGGTCCTGCGGGCGTACCCGGAAGACTTCGTTGAGGTTCGTAAGGTTCTGCCTCTCCGAGGCCATGAGGCTGTCAAGGTAGTTGAGCCTGTCCTGCTCGGCCTGGATGTCCTGCGAGATGTCCTGGAATCGCTGGTAGGCCGAGACCGTGCGCGCATAGCTCTCGATGTACTGGGGGCGGCGCCCTCTGAAGCTAGTGGTTGCCATGGTCTACGCTCCGAAGGGGTCAGGCACGAGCCCGCCATAGGTTCGGCCTGTTGGTGTGGGCTGTAGGCCTCGGATGAGGTCTTCAAGAGACTGTTGTGGTATTGCTGCCTCGGCAAGCCTCGCCTGCTGTGCCATCTGCACGGCAGCAAGACCGACGTCGGCTCCTCCGACAAGCCCGAGAGAGACTGCCTGCGCGACGCCCTGACGACGGGCTGCCTCTGCTTGCATCGCCTGCCCTTCGAGCGCTGCTATCTGCGCTCTCTCGGCATCTCTCTCGGCCTGGTCGGCCTGCCTGATGCTTTCCTCTTCCTGCTGCTGGATGGCTCGGAGAGCCTGCTGTTCGGCCTGCTCTTGCAGGAAGATGTCACGGCCGGACACTGCCCGGCCTCCGGCTCCTTGGATGGCAGCTTGCTGCAGGCCGATTGCCTCGAGGTCTCTCGAGACACCCATCTGCGCCGCTTCTGCTTCGCGCCGGAGAGCTGCTTCTTCCTGCCGCGTCAGCCCGAGTCTGCCGCCTGCCTGACGTCGGCGCAGGCGCCGGAGCTCGCGCTCTTGCTGTCGGGTCAAGCGCATGGCGTCAGCTGCTCGCGCTGTGCCGACTCCTTGAGCGATACCGCCGACGGCTTTAGCTGCGCCGATACCCAGAAGGCCTAAGGTGAGAGGGTCTGCCATTGGTTACCTCAGAGGTAGAAGGTCTCGATTGCGACGCCCCAGTTGACGACTGCAGCCCGGTCAATCTGTGAGTGAGCTGCGAGCCCGAAGGTGCTCCGGCCGTTGATGGCACTGTGCACGAGGACGCCGTCTCGGCTCTGGTAGGCACCGGCAACGGTGTAGGGGGCGGCAGCTCCGCGGGTGACCGGGTTGTTCCACATGCGAGAGGTGCCTTGGATGTTCGCGACTTCCTGAGCATGCCCTCTGTATGCGGTGTAGGCGGTCGAGACCTTCTGCACGTAGGGGGCAATCCAGACCTGACGAGCTGTGTCGGTCTCCTGCCCGCCTCCGGTGCTCTCGTCCGGTCCGCCTTCGACTTCCCACCAGTAGTGATAGACCGCGGTGCAAGCCCGTCGAGCGTCGATGGTGATGGCGGTGCCCGGGATAAGGTGGAAGGCCTGCGAGGTCGACCGCCCCTGCCCGCTTAGGTACTTGGTGCAGAAGGTCAGGCGCACGAGCCCGGAGTTACTGCCTCCCTGGTGTCCGCTAATGCCGTGCTGCACTGCGCTGTAAGGCTCGAAGCTCGGGGGCTGGATGTGACGGGTATCGATCCACTGAGAGGCCTGCACGTCACCTGAGACAATGCCTCCATGAAGGTACACGCGCAGGGCTTGATAGTTGCCCTCGAGCGCTGCAGAAGTGCAGACGGTGCCATCGACAAAGGTGTTGGGCGGACTGAATGACATTCACTTCACCCGGTGCTTGAGAACAGCGAGGTTGCCGCCATTATAGGCAAGGCTCGAGCCGTTGCTATAGGTCGTGTCGTGAACCAGGTAGTTGTTCCCGCCTGTCTTGTATGGATGCAGGACACCTTTGACGACTACCCGCAGCCCGTAGATTGTCTGCGAGCCTGACGTCTTCGGGTAGAACCAAGCCCCGGAGATTCCGCGCCAAAGCTGCGTGCTCGCTTTGCTCGCGCGGGGCAGGATGCCGTTGTCTGGGGTGTCTGCATACCGGAGCCCCGCAGGCATCACACTGCTCGCCAGCGTATTGGTGAGCAGCTCGCCCCGATAGCCTCCGATTGTGCTCTTAAAGTCGCCCTGCCCAGGCACTGCGACGTAGTTCGCACGGGCTGCGCTAGTGATGTCCCACTCGAGGTAAAACACCCAGACAGCCCCCCAGGTGTCTGTCTTCTGCCCGCCTCCGCTGCCATCGTTGAATTCGTAGTATCCGAGGCTGCCTGCCGCGTTCCAGTTGCCGCCCTGGGTGGCCTTGGCGGAGAGGTTCCAGTAGACGCGGAGCACTTCACCCGTGGCTACCGTAAGGCCTGCCCCGAAGCTCATCTGACTCGGGTTGCCTGCTCCGTCTTCGATCGGGTGCGGGTCTGCAGGCATGGAGGTCATGCCGTTGACCGTCACCGAGCTCGAGTGCTTCCAGTTGTTCAGGCCGATGCCTTGCTCTTGCGCATGCGTCAGCAACCAGCTTGAGCCGGAGAACTGCGGCAGGTCGTGAGCTGCGTCTCGGTGGTTGAACTGGTTGAGGTCGGTCTGGGTGTAAGACGCGAAGCGGGTGTTGAGGCTGGCGGCGTCAAGCGTGTCTCCGCCCTCGATGGGTCCGTCTGTGATGCGAGACATTAGCGCCACCTTCCGATAGCGAGGTAGCGCATGCTGTAGAGGTGCGCCTGAGTGACCGGCATGCCGGCAGTTGTGACGTTGTTATCGTCCTGTGATGGCCCTGTGATACGCCACTGAAAGCGTACCGAGATGTCTCCCTGCGGCACGAGGCTCGAGCCAATGACTCGGAAAGCCTCATGACATCCGGGCCCGCGCTTCTCGACAAGCGTGACACCGTTCGCGGTGATGCGGAGGTTGAGGTATCGGGGCGTCTTTGGGGTTGGGACGTTCAGACCGTCCGCCATGGCTCCGAAGATGTAGCCGTTGCCTGCCCACTCGATGTGAAGGTGCCCGCCCTTGAAGCCTGCGAGAGTTACCGCGCTGGACGTGCTGACGTTCTGCCAGCCACCAGGGTAGACGCGGAAGGCTGCCGCGTTCCAGCTGTTGCTAGTGGGGGCTGAAGAAGGGTCGAAGGTGACCGTATTCTGCTGCCCGCCTGTCGGGTGTTGGTCTGCGATGTAGCCTCGCAGGATGGCGTAGTCTTTGAGCCTTGACTCGGTGACGTACCCTTCCGGCAGCTGCTCGCGGTCGAGCGTTGTGATGCTTGACTGCTGCGCCCGCAGCTCATCGTTGACCGCTCCGGGGCTTAGTGTGCCGCCCGTTGTTGCGTCTCGCTGTGCCCACCGCTTCATGCGCGCCTTCCCATGACGACCTTTGTGCCCTTCGTGGTGAACTCGTACTCATGGCCTACCAGGATGATATCTGCCGTCGTCTCGAGCTCGAAGCAGAACCAGGCGGCAGACATGTGCGCGACACTGTACCGCAGTGGCACCAGGCGTTCGGAGCGGTAGGTCTCGGGCGCACCCAGTACCGTCTTGTCGAGCGTCGGCAGCACAACGGCATCAGGGGGCTGCGCGAGGTAGGTGCGCTCGAGCACGGGCACCAGGTCGAAGTCTTTGTAGTGCCGCATAGTGATGGTGCTGTCGCCGGTCGTCATCACCCAGATAGTCACGTAGGTGACCTGCTTCTGCAGCTGCGGGTCACCGGCAGACCACCAGGCAGACCGGTAAATGCTGGTGGGGGCGGCCTTGAAGACCATCTCATCGGCTACGACACTACTGCCGAGGGCGCGCTTGCCGGACATGACGAAGAGACCGCGCTGTGAGCTGGTGCCCCCTGCCTCTGCCCCGGTGTGATGTCCGAAGATGATGGTGCCGTCTGCCCGTGTGGCGATGGCTCCGACAGGGAAACCTCTGCGCGTGCTCCAGGGGCTAAGGCGCTGCGAGTCAAGGAGCGCCAGGCGGTCAAGGTGAAGCACTAGGCCGCGGTTCGGGCGGTCGTTGCCCTGGGTGGGGATGTAGAGCTGGTATTGCCTCTCTGTTGCGGAAAACGTAGCCACCGCGCGCGGCAGGCAGTCCGGTGTAATCTTCTCGATGAGCTCGTCTTGCCCTACCGTCAAGTTCACGAGGTCCGCAATAGCACCGCCCTCGAGGCCGCCCGTTAGGCCGTACACACCATCCGTACCGAGGAAGACGACCCCGAGGCCGGGCACTGCTGCAATAGTGTGCGGGCTCAGGCAGGTTACCGAGTTGCTGATAGTTGAGACCTGAAAGCCTTCGGTGAAACTGCCCGTTACGACGTCAATGCCCCGCTCTCGGAAGACAAGCAGGTTCGTGTAGGAACCGAAGAGGCCGGTAATAGCTCCGCCCTCGCTTGACAGCTGAATGAAGTTCGCGGAGCCAAACTGCTCGATGAGACCTGGCGCGCTGTAGTAGAGACTGAGGCCGTCATCAATACCGCCGTCGAGCCAAAGGCAGCCCCCGAACAACCCCGAGAAGCGGGCCCGCGGGGCAGGCAGCGGACCGGTCGAAAGGTCCGGCCTCGGCTGCGTTAGGTCTGAGCTGCGAACGGGGTCAAAGTGCAGATCTTCGGCGTTGTTTCGAATGATTTCCAGACGGTAAAGCGTTGTGTCGCCGCCGTAGGGGCTGTCGGGGCTGTAGTTCTTGGTTCTGTAGAGAGCACGCGCAACGGTGCCCTCGGGCCCGATAGGCAGGCGCACTGCAACGGCGTGCCGCATACGGGCAGCATCTACAGGCAGCCCCCAGGTGATGGTCGCAACCTCGCTGCTTGGTCCTTCGCTGCCCGTGTCGGTGATGAAGCTGCAGACGTACGCATAGAGAGCCTCGTTTCCTCCGTCAACTGGGGTGCCTGCCATGTTCGAGCCGAAGCCGAGCCCCCACCGCCCTCCGTCGGCAATGGCTTGCGGGTGCGACGGACACCACAAGGTCAAGGCGCTGCCCATGATGGTGGGGTTGTAGCTGGTGGCGCTCGGGGCGGGCATCGGGTTGACGTCAAGCGGCTCGGGCGAGCTCGGCAAGGCCGCAAAGCCGAACGCCCGACAGCACCGCCCGATTGCTGCCGTCGATTCTGCAGCATCACCCAGAGGCCAGGGGTTGACAATCACAGGCCGGTCGACGCCATTGGTGACGATCGTGCCGTAGGGGGTGTCGGTGAACCAGCTGCCTGCCTCGGTTGGGGTGGGGATGTGCCGGTCTGCTTGCAGGGTACGCAGCGCAGGAGCGGCAGTCGCGTCGTAGTAGAGCTGCAGCTTGCCGTCTGATTCGAAGAGCACGGCCTGCCGAGCTCCGCCCGCGAGTTGCTGCGCGACGTGCAGCGCGTAGATAGGGCCGGTTGTGCCGAAGGGGTCGAAGTCGTTGCGGCCTGTCCTGTACTGCTCGTAGCCGACCCGAGACGACCAACCGCCCGAGACACGGTCTAGTGTCCAGTTCTGCAGCTTGCCTGCGTCCTGGGGATTCTGCGGCAGCCTGGTAGCTACTCCGCCCGCGAGCGGTGTCTGATACTGTGACTGGTTCATGAGAAGCGCAGGGGGCCGAAGGGATTGCGCACGAAGCGATAGCCCGCGGTCGGTGTGCCCTTGATGATGCGTCGGGGCACTTCTTTCAGGTAGCGCTGCTCCATGGCCCGGAACAGCACGTCTTTCTTCCGCATGTAGACCGAGGCTAGTGCAGGGTTGTCGACCTTCAAGGTTAGAGCCTCGAGCGCTGCATAGGCTACGATCTGCGCGTAGGCGGCAGGCACCAGGGGCACATCTTGGTCCTCCTGCATGCGAGGCGGTGCCACGATCATGCGGGTGTTGATGTCCTGGTCGCCGCTCGGGTGCGGGTAGAGCTCGACGGACTGGTAGAGTCCGGCCTGGTTGAAGCTGTAGCGGATGGCCTCAGCCTGAAAGGCCTGCCCGCTCAGGTGTGTCAGGCCGAGCCTCGGCTTGAGCGTCACACCGCCCGTCGGGGCTACGGTGTCGACACCGACGGCTAGCGCGTCAACTGCGTCTGCATGAGTGACTCGCACCGGTGCGAGGATATTGGCCTCGGCACAGGTGAAGTAGTACCGCCGATAGAGGCCGGTCTGGTTCGCTAAGGCCTCAGGCGTGAATGTTAGCGTCTGCGTATTTGTCAGCGTGTAGCTCGCGACCTTGCTGAGGGCAGACTCGAAGCCCGAGCTCGCATCTTTGCGATAGGTCGGGAAGTTCTGCGCCGCGGGCCCGCGAACGTTGCACATGTACACGTCGATCGTCCGCGCGCCTTGAGCGACACCGGCAACGATAGCGACGCCGCGCGGCACCTGCGGCGCCGGTACTCGCTTGCCTTCGCTCGGGAGGAAGGCTTCGACGGTGCCCAAGAGGTCTGGGTCAAGGTCGGCGTCTTCGCGTTCCCACTTGCTCAGGAACAAGGCCTTCGCAGGAATACCCACCTTTGGGTCGCTGACGTTCTGAAGGGTCATGCAGTCAGAGGGCAGGCGCACCTGCCGACGCTTGACGGTCACCGTATAGGTTCCGCTCGCCCCGGTGTAGGGTCTGCGAAGGTAGAGCCTGGTAGCGAGCTCCACCCAGGCAACGCGATACCGGTGGGATGTGCCTCCGCTGTCATCGAAGGTGAGCTCCGCCATAGCGAGAGCGCTGCCGGGCAGGATGGGGTCGGTCGAGACGGGCAGACCGGCGCCGGTCACCTGTGCACTGCCATTCGTGAAGGTCAGGCTCAGGGTCGTGTCGGTGTAGACCCGCAGCTTTCGGTCTTGTGACGCGAATGCCCAGGGGCGATCGGTCAGGGTGCGCGTCTGCGCGTCGTTGAGCAGTGAGACGAGCTGCGCCCGGTAGGTGGTATTGACCGGGTCGTAGTCTAAAAGGTTGCCGCAGAAGTCGAGCAGCTCGCCAAGATTCACACGTCACCTCGAGGAAAGAAGCCCCCTTCGCCAAGGACACCAGACGAAGGGGGCAGGGCAATAGCCGGCGAGGACACGTTGCCGGGCTAATGCCCCTGGGGGGGGACTTAGAACTGCTTCTTGACCATGACCTCGGCCTTGTTGGCCGCGGCGAGAGTCAAGGTGACACCGCAGACGGTCGGAATGCGGACAGCTGCAGCGCCGGAACCGTTGCCGATGTACTCAGCAGGGCCAACACGGCCTGCTGTGCCGTTCGGGGTAAGCGCCTGCCCGATGCCCGTGCCGGTTGCTACGTTTGCTTCGGCAACGTAGCCCGCGACAACGACGCGCACCTGCTCACCTGCTGCCGAGGCAGCGGCAAGAGCGACACCGATGCAGCGGGCATCAGATGCCGTAGCAGGCGCTTCAATGACGTAGAGGGCTTTGTCTGAGCCGGTCTTCGAGACGTCGAGCGAGACCCAGTCGCCGGCAGCGATAGCACCGCCCGAGATGAAGGTCTCGACCTGGCGCCGGTTGCTGGTGCCGGCTTCGGTTCCCGAGGGGGAAGTGATGCCGTCGCCGAGGAACTGAATGAGAGTAGAGGTTGACATGGCTTAGGCCTCCGCGTCGAGAAGAACACCGTGCGAAGCAAGGTGACCGGTGACAAGCTGCATGCGGCAGAAGACCATAGCGGCCTCTGTCGCAGTGCCTGGAACGGGCATCATGTCAGACACTTCGAAGAAGCCGTCCGTGTCTGCGTAGAGCTGGAAGTTGGAGCTGCTCAGCACGTAGGCCGAGACAGGCTTGGCAGGGTTCTGCGCAGTGAAGCCGAGGTTCGGTTCCACGTAGATGCGAGCACCGCGCCACATTGCCACCATGTCACGGTCAAGGCTGTCACGGCCTTCACTGCTGACATAGTTGACGAAGCTCTGCTGCTTTGCCTGGAAGGCTGCGAAGCACTTCGGGCTCATGAAGATGAGGTCAGGGAACTCGCCGGAGGGGTTCCGAATCTGACAATCAATCATCAGCTGGTCGAGGTGCGACAGGGCGAAGTTAGCGCCCGAGTCGAAGAAGTTGTTGAACCAGTTGTTCCCGCGGTACGTCACCTTCGACAGCCCGCCAACTACGTTCTGCTGGGTTGTCGTGGCGATGCCCTCGAGCCAACCGGTACCGGCTGCGGTGGTCATGCCGTTGAGGGTCTGCAGCGTGGTCAACGTAGAGCTGTTGCCCCGCATGACCTGCTTGGAGACTTCCTTCTTCAGCCCGAGCATGACGTTCTTCATCTTCGATTCGAGGATGTTGACAACTGCGAGATCACCCTTGTTCGCGGCCTTCTCGACTGCGCTCAGGATGATGGGCTGCGTAAAGTTCGAGTATTCAAACTTGGCAGTCTGGAAGGGGTCAGTAACTGCCATACTCACCGGCTCGAAGCCGTTGGTGAGCTCGGTGATGGAGCTGTGATCACCGAAGATGACAGGCTGCTCGACGCGGAGGCCGCCCGAGACCTTTACCAGGTTGCCCGCGCTTTCGATGGCGCGAAAGAGGGGATGCGAGAGGAACGAGTTGTCAATCAGCTTGTCGCGCAGGAGCTGCAGCGTAGTGCTGATGACACTTTGAGGTGCGGCCATAGTGGGCCCCCATAGCGGTAGGTTGCTTGCGTATTCGGGGCGTGCTGCGGTCATCGCAGTGCCGAAGGCGCAAGGCTCCGCTACGGGGTGGCCTTACAGGGGGTCACTGTAGCACGGCCTCAGCTGCGGTGCATAGCCTGGGCCATGGCGAGGATGTCTGCCGCGCTTGCCTTCTTGAGGTCTGCCCGGTTGGGGCGGCGTCCTACGCCACCTCTTCGGGGTGTGCCGGTGCCCTTGAGCGCTGCCTCTTTGGCTGCCCGTCGCTTTGCTGCCCGTGCTTCGTTGGCCTTGGCGGCCTCCGCCTTGCCTCGCTTGCCCTTCGCAGCCCAGTAGGCGGTCTCGAGGTCGAGCCCTTCGTTCTGCTCGAGCAGGTGTTGCACCTCCGAGCGAAGGCCGGTGTCCGTCTCGAAGTCAGGGTGATTCTGCAGGAAGCCCTTGTAGCTGTCCTGCGCTGCCATCTGCTCATACTCGGCCTGCATCGGCTCAAGGACCTGCTGCAGGCGCTTGGTGACCTCTCTCTCGATGCGTGCGTTGATGCTCGACTCGTTGAACGGGTCATACTCGGGCAGCTCGTCCGGTGTAGTCAGGGCTTCTTTGCCCTTCATGAGCGCCTGACGTTCGCGCATGAAGTCTTTGCGCTGCTCGGCAAGCTCCTGCGTCTTGCGGGTGTAGTCGGCCTGCATGCTGCGCATGAGCTTCGCGATGTCAGGGGGCACTGACTTGACGGCTTGTTCCCAGCTTAGCCCGCGCTTCTTCGGCGGTTCGTTGCCCGTCTGCTCTTCGAGCTCGACTTCTGCCCCGTCTGCCTCCATGGTAGCTTGCATCGCTGCGAGCTCGGGGTCTGCGGGTGTCGGCTCGGCCGCTTGCGGCTCGGTAGTGGTTTGCGCCTGCACTTCTGCAAGCACTTGCTCGGCAACGCTTTCATGTGACATGTGTCCTCACTGGATGAGCTTGATGG